GTCGCATACTTGGTCACCAGCGGACCGGTGATGGTCACGTTGGCAAAACCGGTGCCGCCCGAATCGTTGGCACCAGCAGCGGCCACGGTGTCGGTGCCGACGTTGGCGTTGATCGTGGTGACAGCGGCCGCCTTCGAAGCGTTGGCAATCTTGACCGGCGACTGGGGAATCGTGACATAAAACTCGTCGGAGGTCATGGTGACGCCCGAGGCGTCGATGCCCTGGTCGTTGACGTTGCGGTCATCCAGCAGCGGGATGTAATAGAACACCTTCAGCTCTTTGCCGTAGTTGGTCGGCATCGACTTGGCGTCGGCCAGGGGCTGGAAGAACATTTCCTGGGCAGCGTCGATCAGGGACTTGCGGTCCCAGTAGAAGGTGTTGAACTGCGGACCCACGGTCGAGGCGGTGCCCGGAGGAGCGTTGTAGAGGTGCGGAGTCGTCATGATGCGTCCTTTGCAAACATCTCTGACATAGCCTTACGACGGAGGGCGGAGTTTCTTGAAGTCCGCATCGCTCAGTCCGGCATAGTCGGTGGGGATGGGATCACTCGGTCGATTCGAGATCACCCGGGGTTGGGAAATCGAAGAGACATTTGGAGTGGGCACGGTCTTCGCAGCCGTCGCCTTCCGGGTGCCAGTGTCGATGGGAGCCGGTTGTTGGACCGGTGCCAAAGATTGGACTTGTTCGGCCTTCGGAGGATTGAAAACACCAGCCGCCTGCATCGCTGTTCCCACCTGATGGTAGGCTTGCAGGAAGGGGATACCCGAGAGATAACCCAGAGACTGCTGATATTCCATTTCCTTCTTGATCTGCTCATAAACCCCAGATTGTTTTTGGGCAAGCAGATTTTGAAAGATCAGAGGTTGTTCACGGAGAGCAGCCTTCGACTCGGTATCCCATTGGGCGTTGATGTCGGTGATCAGGTCACGACCACCCTCAACTGCCATGGTTGCGTCGATGGCTTCACGGAATGCCAAGTCCTTCGGATGGGCTTGGTAATTGGCAGGTTTGTAGGAGGCCGACTTGGTCGGATCCAGATCCAGAGCGTCGATCTTGTGATCGGCGAGCAGTTTCTGGATGGCTTCAGGTTTCCCGTTCATCACTTCGATGGCGAAGTTCAGTTTTTCAGGATCTTGAAGCCCGTTGGTCTGGAGCATCTGAGCCATGGCCTTGATCGGCTTCAGCTCTTCCATGCGACGAGAATAGTTGTATCCCATCTGGATCAACCGAACCGCATCATCGGCCGAGCGGATCTTGATCTCACGACCGTCGGCTTTGATCGGACCAGTCAACTTCGTGTAGAACTCGTTGGCAACGTCCTGGGTCACACCAGCGGGGAGACCACCAGCAGCAACAGGTGCAGCAGGTTTGGCCGGCTCTTCGGGCTTCTTCGTCGCCCCGGGAGCAGGTTGCTGAGCCGCTGGTTTTGCAGCTGCCGGATCAGGCGCTTTCTGCGAGTCATTCGCACCCGCTGCCGGTGCTTGCACACCCGTCGGCTGAACACCACCCGACGCAGGGGCGGTTGCACCTGGATCCGGGTTTTGTTGTTGTTCGTCAGCAGCTTGGGATTGATCGCCTTCAGCACCTGAACCTCCTTGGTTTTCACCAGCCTGAATCCCTGCCATCCTGACATTGAACTCTTCGGGCGACAACTTCAGAAAGTCTTCATCGCTGATAAAACCAGCTTCGGACGCCGGAGTTCCACCGGCATCGTTCGTTCCTGCATCAGCAGCGACGGTGTCTTCACCAGTTGCACCAGCTTGCAGCGTGTCTTCGTCTTCGTTTTCGTTTTCGTTTTCACCGGGCATGTTGATCTCCTCAGTTCATCGAGCTGGTGGCAAGAGCACCAGAATCAACAGCTTCCTGGTAGGCCTCGTTGAGGCTGTCCAGCTCGGACCGGGAAAACTCGCCACGTTCCAGCTGTTCCCGCAGGAAGTTCCGGAAGTGGGCAATCGCCTGAAGGCTGTTCGCAGCGCCCTCGAAGGCTTTCTGGTTCAGACGGCCACTGGCCATCAGTTCGCCCAAGCGTTTCGGTTCGACGACGAAATACTGGTTCATGACCACGAGATCGAACTCGGGAATGGTCGCCAGCTTCCGGGTTGCTTCGGTGATTTCGAGCTGAGCTTCGAAAACTTCCTTGCGTTCCAGATACTCTTCGTAGGTCATCGAGACGGGTTCCGAGTTTTCGGTTTCGTCCTGACCAGCATCATACAGTTCCATTGCCTACCCTTTCGGAGGAGGTTGATTTGAAAGTATGAACAGGGTTGCCCGATTTAACCGGGCAACGCAAGAGATCCTGGATTTTGAGCAGCAGATTGTGCGCTCTGAAGCGGAGCCAAGGGAAGTTGACCATCAATCGGAGCCTGCTGGGGCAGTGAACCAAGAGGAGCAGGGGCTGGAGCAGGAGCACTTGCAACGGCATTGTCCTTCAGTTCAGCAGCACGCTGGGTCAGTTTGTTGAAACCGACGGCAGCCTCAATATGCTGGGAAGGAGTTTCCCCGTTCAGAAGAGCCTTGGTGACTTCCAGATCCTGGTTGCCACGAGCCTGAGCACCCTGCTTCTCGATGATCTGACGTTGATGGGTCCCATCCGAAGACATCTGGGTATCGACGTTCTTCTGGTTCGCAGTTGCACCGGCCGCAGCAGCCTGAGCTTTGGTCAGATCAATTTGAGCCAAGATGAGATCCAGCTGAGCCTTCATCATGGCTTGCTGCATCGGATCAGGTTTCGGCTCATACGTCTTGATCGAATTGGCCAGTTCAGGCATCCGCTTCAGTTCGGCGATCTCAGCGAGGATCATCTTCCGTTCGCCCGGATCCATGTCAGGACCAATGGTCTGAAGCATCATCCCCAGATCTTGCGACCGGAGATCGTCCATCTGGGCACTGGCGATGTCACAGATCAGATCGAAATCACCAGCCAGACGATCACGATGGATCTCGATGAACTTCTCATCGGTGATCGGAACAACCTCGGTGTCTTCCAGGTAAACCTGGTTCATCATCATGATCTTTTGGCCGATCAGTTTCATGCCCTCGGCGAGACGACGCAGCAGGCTCATTTCACGTTGGCCACTGGCATCCAGAGCAGCACCGGTATTCCGGGCCACTTTGCCAAAAGCATCCCCAGTGATGCCGGTCGAGAAAGCTTTGACGCCACTCATGGCCTCAGCTTCCTGTTGCTGCATCTGGTTCATGATCAGAGCACCCTGCGGGATGTCCGGGTATTTCATCTGACGGAGGCTGGCTTCCGGATCACCGACGGGGTTGAACTCGAAGTCCTGACCTTCGACGAAGCGCTTCTTGTTCGTCGCATCCAGGAAACCCTTGGCATATCCGGTCTGAGCGTTTGCCGAACGACCCATAAGGTCGATCAGACCACGGGTCAAAGCACCACTGATCCGCTGGTTGTCCTGCAACAGCGAAGCATCCGACTCGCCAAAAACGGAGTCGAGGATGGGCATGTAGGGGACGATCACGAACGGAGGTTTCCGATCCGGGAAGGGGTTTTCTTCCATCTGGATAACGGTGTCACCGATCCAGCTGACGACCACAGGGCACATGGTCCCGTCGTCATAAATGTCTTCGAAACCCCAGTATTCGTAAACCAGGACTTTCTTCTTGTTGCCCTTGACCCGGGTGTCCACCATCGGCGACTTGGAGTCGTGGTCTTGGTTCGCTTGCTGGCTCACAACGAAGTTTGCCTGCCAGTTGACCTTGTCCAAGTTCTTGAAGGTCTTGCGCTTTTTCAGCTCAGACTCGGTGGTTTCATAGGTGTAGATGATGAACTGGGCTTCTTCCCAGTCACCCTCACAGCTCGGGTCGATGAAGATGTTCTTCACGTTCACCAGTTTCAGCGTCGGCTGGTTCGTGGAGATCTTCTCTTCGATGACCTCTTCTTCGCCCACCTTGACGGCATAGACCGGGATCTTGGCCTTGGCACTGTATTCGACCGAAGCGATCAGGCTCTCGGGAACACTCGTGTCCGTCGTGAACAGGACGGGGTCATCCATATACATCTGGGTCGCCTGAGCCAGAACCTGGAGTTGGTTCTGGTCGGTGATCGGATAATACTCCCACTTGTTGTGGAGCGATTTGACCTTTTCGGTCTTCCGTTCCCAGCCAACACGGACGATGGCCGTGCCTTCATCGACCGTCTTCCGGACGTATTTGTCGATCCAATCGACCTTCCGGATCTTGGCCGTGAACTGGTAATTCAGGATCTGCTGGTTCTGACGAGCAGCAGCGACATCCCGGAAAGTCCGAGGACGGATCTTGTAGAGATCGGGGCTGTTCAAAAACGGCTCAGTCAGACCCGGATAACGCCACTCGTTGTGCTTGCGGATCAGTTTCGGTTGGACCGAGGAACGTCCCGGCAGTTTCGATTTGCGACCAGACTCTGCCCCTGTCGCATTGCGAAGATCGAGCCACCCGTTCACGTTGGTGGATTGATCTATCGAATCTTGCCGAGCGTATTCGAGATCGGCTTTCATATCTGCGATCTGCGGGCGGTTCTTCCACGTCAGACCAGTGAAGCCGTCATCCTCTGGCACTGAACCAGGAGCGACCGCTTGCCCGTCTTGACCGAAGGACGTGCTGGAGTCCATCACTCCGGAGTCGGCGATTTTGGGTTTACGAGCCACGGTCTTCTCCTGTCCTCAGTCCTAAGCACTCGGTATCTGGTTCACAGGCCTCCTGTCAACCGATGGGAGTGTCCTTGATCAGACGCCATTTCTTGATGCTGGTCACCAGTTTGGTGTCATATCCGTTTTTGGCGAAACCTGCACCGTTGTAACCACGGGCAAAAGCAGCGGCCGCAGCATAGAGGGTGGGGTTGTCGATGGCCTTGTCGAGAGCACGCAGCTCGTCATCGAGACCAGCCGAAACGATGAATTTGATCATGCCCCGAAGCTGATACTCTTCGTCCAGCATGAACTCCGAGACCATGGAGTCCACGGATTTGTATCCGGCCAGAGCGAAGTTGAAACCCATCAGCTGACCCAGACCCCAGGAACAGCTCATCAGAGCCTCGGTCGGAGCCAGTTTGTAGGCAGCTTGTAGACGGGTGTAGGATTCTTTCGGGTAGGGTTGTTCGCCCCACTTCTGGTAGGCCAGACCTTGATGAACCGCCGAGAGCAGCAGTTGCTGGTCACCCTTGGCCTTCAGCAGACGATGGAACACATGCGGTTCAAACAAC